TTTCTTTATTTAATTTGAACTCTAGATAACTCATTACTTTTTCGTCTTTTTCCATAGATACCTTTATACCTAATTGAGTCTAAATCGTAATCTGTGATCATCTGAGGACTAAATTTTTTTTTCAAATTAACTAAAATCACTATTTTTTCTTCTTACTACTTCCCAAGGGTCTTCAGTAAATCTTACGAATCTACCATTTTTAGTTTCGCATTTAACCCATATACTAGGAAGATCGTAAAGATGACGACCAACTCCAAAAGAAACTGCGGCTCTTTTAAGTGCATCAGATATAGCACCTTTATCAGCTTCAAACTGTGTATCTCCAGCACCATCTGATCTCCATATCCAATCGCCATCAAGTTTTAATCCTAAATGACATATAGTTTTTACACCATAGTTTATATGTTTAGTTTGCCAATTAGCACCCATAACTGTATTTAACCTATCTTGAACTGTCCTTACATTTACATAAGCTAATGCTAATCCACTTGTACCATCTTTAGTTAATCTTTGAACTCTCCATTGTATTTCTTCTCTAGGAAAAGGTTTCGCTAGTTCAAACATTATGTCTTCTGTCGTTTTTACTTTTTCATTACTTTTTGCCATATCTTTTCTGCCTCCTGTTTTATGTTATGATCCCACGCAAAAGGGTTGGGATCGGTGTATAGAGGAGTTATTTTTATAGCTTCCTCTAAACTATTATTACATCTTATAATGTAATTCTCTAAACTTTTAAAGTGATTTAATGCTTCGTTATAACCTATATTAACATCATCATCAGTTAATTCATAAAATAAACTTTTTTTAGGTGTAGCATACATTAATGCAGTAGGTTTTTCATATAGCTTTGAATATAAACCTTGTTGCCTAATATGATCTATTTTAGGAGTACTAGGTAATCTTAATGTAGATTTAGCATCAACAATTAAATTTTCAAACTCAAAGTCAGTGAACATTCTTACTGGGTATTTTAATCCCTCTACCTTTTTTACTTCTTCTCTTTGATAAGACTTAATATCTCTTAATTGCCTTTCATAAAGTATTTCTTCAAATTTTTTAGATATAAGTATTGCATTATCACATTCTTGTTCTGCGTTTAAAAATTTTAATTTTTTAAATCTATGTCTAATTAGTTTTGCAAAGTCTTTACCATCTTTTTGTTGCATACCTCTTTTTATTTTATAATAAGCACCAAACTCTGCTAAATTACCTCTTGTCATAGCTGGATTACTAGGACTTCTTAATCCTAAACCATAATGACATATCCACTCACTAGGATTTTTTACGAACTTACTAGCTGAACTAAAGCTATGTTTAAAATCTTCTTTTATTAAAGGTTTAGTCATTTACTTATAATCTTTCCCCTAAAAGTATCTAACCATTTACAATGTTCTTCCCACCAAGACATGTTAGGTTTTTGTTTAGGTTTAGTTTCTTTTTTGATTACCTTTTGTTTAGGTTTTGTTTTAGTTTTTTTTAACATTTTTCCACCTATCAAAGTTATTAGACATAATTAAATTATCTAGTTCTTTTTCCATATTATGTTTTATAAAAGTTTTAAGTTCTTCTGGGGATAAGGATATACCAGTCTTTTGAAATACTCTTAAAAAATGATCTATATGCATATCGCCAAACCTAATCCACTCATCTTTTGATTCAGAGTATCTTTTAGTATTTAAAAATTGTAAAGTATCACTAGCTATTGCTCGTTTATCAATAAGTTGTTGTATTTTTACTATTTGATCTAAAGTCATTATACCCCCATATAAGTTGAAGTTGTTGTAATACCATTACCATTATAATGATTATTATTAATAGAATGTTTATCTTCATATAAAGCTACAATTTTTCTTAACAACTCAACTTCTGTTGCTAATAACCTTTTTTCTAAATTTTGGTTTTGTAATTGTATGCTTTCTTTAACTTGTGTCATATCATCAAGTTTATTACCAGCTATTACTAAATCATCTTTCAATTTTGCATTATCAGAGAGTAATTGTAAATTACTTCGTGCAAATTTTTCATTTGATCTATGTAATAAAGTATATTTATTTGCTTTTCTTTTTGATTTTTTCTTTTTCATATATCTCCTTATTTTTGTTATTGTTTAGTTATACTTATTTTTTGTTAAATGTAAAATTAAATTACATTATCTATTATTAATTCTGCTCCATTCCTTGTATCCTCCTTTTTTTTAATTATTTGTGTTGGTAAATCTAATTTAAAATCATTTAAAGATTTATCTAATAATTCTTTATTTACATTATCTTGTGTATATCTCATTTGTAAATCTCTAGTATATTCGCTAGTTCTAAATAAAACACTACAACATATAGTATATAATAAAATAAGTTTATCAAATTGAGTTTTATCAATATTATGGCTTTCAGGATTTTTATCTATTCTATTAAGTAATATCTTAATATCTTCTATAATTGAGTTGTTAAAATCATCTCCATTTATCTTATTAAATACTTTCAACAAAGAACTCTTTAATAATTGTAAATCGTTTGATAAGTTATTTTTTGACATTATCTTTTATCTTGTAATTTTTTCATTAATCTACCAATCTCATTATCTTTTTCTAATAATTCAATAGTATGTTGATCGTTTTTAATATCTTGATCTTTTTTAAATCTTTCAAGTTCTTCTTGAGATTTAACTATTTCTAATCTTAATTCGCCATTTAATTTTTGATGTCCCTCTTCTAAATTTTGTAAATTTTTAACTTTTTCATACAAAGCAACTTTTTCTGCTTTAAGTGTATCTATTTGTTTAGTTAAATCCAAGTTGCCTCTATCGTCCATTTTATGTTGTATTTCATTTTCATAAGTAATATCCAAGCCATGTTCCTTATGAGATTTATATGTTCTCTTATCACTCATAAGGAATATATAGCATAATTTATCGCAATATTGAATACCCATAATCGTTCATACATTTTTTTATAAACCCAGTTCTATCTCCTAATCCTAAAACTTTTGTACCAACACCAGTATTTTCATCATAAATGTACTCACATGCTTGTAAATCTTTATAATAACCACCAGCAATGTTATCTCCATTCCATTTATCCCTTGAAGATTCAGGATTAATTAAAGGTTTATAAGTAGAACAATTAGCTAAAAGTATAAATAAAAATATAAATATACTATTTTTCATCTTTTTCTCCTATTACACCTTGTTTAATTTGCTTTAACCATGCTTGACAAGATTTATTGCCATTTATAGTCATAGACTCATTAGGATTACTGCCCTCATAAGTCTTACACTCAACAACTTCGTGCATTGCTTCTACATAGTCGGTAAAAAATACTTCTACACATTCTTGTAAAGTATTATTGGTAAAAGTTTTTTCTCTATTACCAAGATTTATTTCTAGTATTACCATTGTTTTCTCCTTTTTTTGTTATATTTACTTTATACATTGTATAAAGATTAACTCTAGGACTTATAACTTTAGCTTTTTTTATAAGTTCAAAGATATTAATTTTGTTCTTCTTTTTCATTTACAATCCATTCTTCTTTTAAAATTAAAGGTTTTTTATCTTTAATATTTACTTCAGCAATAGTTTCAAAAGGTGTACAAAAACTTAATATTTCTGGGTAATCTTTATATGCTTCAACAAATATATCAGATATATTGATTTTTAATGCTTTAGATATAAGTAATAACCTATAAGAAGAAACACCATTAGTTCCTTTCTCATATTTCTGAATCTGCTGGAAAGTCACATTAACTTGTTCAGCTAATTTAGTTTGTGTCATAACTACTGGACTTTTTTTATTAGGATTATTATAATTACTTCTAAAGTGAAATATCGCTTTACCAATTCTTTTATTGTGTTCTATCTCTGTCAGCATCTTTTTTCTCCTTTTTTTTGTTTTTTTTAGTTAGTTTATCAACTTCTTTTTTTAATTTAACCAAAGTAAGTTTAGGTTTTATATGTATCTTATTATTGACTTCAGGAAAATGTTGTTCAAGTTCTGCTTGTGTCATAATAAAATGTGCATTTAGTAAGTTTATTGATTCTTTAAGTTCATCAATATGTTTTTGATGTTCTTGTATAGCTTGAAAATATTCTTGTACTGCACCTAATAAACTTGTTATTTCTATTTTTAATCTATGTAGTTCAGCTTCTTTACTTTCCCTAGTATTGCCTTTGCTAAACAAAACTAAAACTAATAAAATTACTAATGCAACTATTATATATTCCATTACTTTGCTTTCTTTAGTTTAATGTGTGGCTCTAAATACATCTTAACTTGATTAGGCAAACTTCTTTTGTTTTTATCAGCTTGTTCTTTCAAGTCATCAAACCACTCTACATCTACTGGTACTTGTAGCATCTTTTGTTTGCTACTTTTGGTTTTTGATTTATCCATCTTTCTCCTTTTTTGTTTTTTTAGGGATTACTATATTAATTGATAATAAAAGTAAATAGTAAATATTAGAGATAAGTGGTACTAACATGGATAGGAGATTGCTAGAATTAGCTGATCTGATATTCCATTGGGGCATTACTGCTGACCAATACCACTTATCAAGAATAAGGGGATTGATCGCCCTTGTAAATTTCTCATACACTATATCTTTTTTAATTGCAAGTAAATAGTTCATTATGAATTATCTTTCGTCATATTAGCTAGTTTAGGATTTTTCCAAAATACATCTGTTTGTTTTTTACCTTTCATTATACTATGACAAACATATTTTCCTTTTTTATTAGTATAATATAAAGCACCATTAAATTTTGGATTAGTAGTAGTAATAGATTTTAATGCTTTTTTAAAAGACATTGCTTCTACTTTACTTTCTTTACCATCATCTCCATTTATAATTTTAAATTCATATTTCATAATAATATTGCTCCAGTTATAAAACCTATAATAAAATAAATTATTTCACTCCTATAATATAATGACCATATCTCAAACTTATGTATCATTTTTTTTATCTGTTCCATCTTCATTTTTCCTCCAATCATATTCCGAAGTTTCCCAAGTACCATACTCATAATTTAAAAAATCTTTATCATTTTCATCAATATCTTGATAAGGTACACACTCGGCAATCTTTTCTATACTTCTTTCGTGTGTATAAGTTTTTTTATCGTGATCCCACTCTGAATGTTCAAAGCATTTTTCAAAATCAAGTTTAATTGTACTATCTTTATCGCTATCCCACTCATCATAATCTTTAAGTGAAACTTCACTAGGAATCATAGATTCAAAATCTTCTTTTGTATATGCTTCTCCCTCAAACTCAACGCATATAGTATATTCTCTTTTAGCTTTAAATTTTTGTTTTCCTATTTCTTTATCTATTCTTGGTTTAGTTTCAGTTGTCATTTTTATCTCCTACTTCTTTCCAATAATGATCTTTACCATCTTCTGTTTTTTCAAAAGAAACCTCAATAGCTACTGGCTCATCAAACTCGCCATCACTTTCAGTTTCTTTCCATAAAGTACATTTATATTTTGGGTTTTGATTTTGATTCTCTACTATATAAAGTGCATCTTCTTTAGTTTCATCTTCAACTAAATAAGTTTCAACTTTAGTATAAGTAGAAGTCACAGCAACCATGTAATTACTTTTTTGCATTATCTACCACCAATGTTAAGTTTTTTTCTTTTATAAACTTTTCTACATGATTACCCATAGTTGCTTTACCTTTAGTTTGTCGTATAGGTTTATCAACTTTAGGTAATAAAGAAAGTTCTTGACCACCCATAAAACCAAACATCTTTCTACCTTTAAAGGTATCAGAAAAAAGTTTGTATATATTTATATCTTTAGCTTTCATAATTAACTCCCATACATTTGTTTGCCATGATCAGTATTATGATAAGGACTTTTACCTCTGATTGAAAAAGTATAATCAGAATGTTCAATAGAACTTCCAACATTCATATCCCATATTTTATTAGTTAATATGTCTTGAATAGTTTTAGAAGTTTTATCTTTATAAAAAACTTCAGTCACACCATAAAAATCAAAAGTCATAAGTAATAATAACAAATCACTTTTTTTTCTAATAGTTATAAACTGAATAGATGTAATACCATCTTTATCAGTTTTTTTTATATTTAGTTTTATCATTTTTTCTCCTTTTTAGTTATACCCTCTTTATGCCTTAAATTTAGATAGAAGTAAAGCATTAAATAATATTTTTTATTATTTTTTATTATACTTTATATATACTAATTTCTATTAAAAAACCCTTATTTTACTTACTTTTTAATAAAAACCCTTATTTTACTTGCTTTTTTAACTATATTATTTTTTATTATTTATTATTATTTAGCTTTACTTCTTTGTAAAAATGATTAAAATCAAATCATTAACTAAATAAGGAGTAAAATGAAAAATAAAATAATAAAAAAAGTCACAGAAGCAGTAAAAAAAAGAGCAGAATATTGGGAATTTAAAAATCCTTTTTTGCAAGGTATTGTCACTGCTTCAGAATATAGAATTACATATAAAGGTAAAAAGTTTTCTGCAGTATGGAAAAGACAACTTATAACCGACATTTGTAAATCTATTTATAATATTGATCCTAATTTTAGAGATATGAGGGAGTACATATGAAAAAAACTATTGAAAAACGAGTAAGATATGTTCAACAAATGGATATATCAGAACCAGATAGAGATCATATTGAACCAATATGCTACTTAAATGTTTTTGAAGATTTAGGTACTCATCAAAAATATGGTTGGAAAGAATATGATTATATGCGTACAAAACAAAATCTAAAATCTAATGACTGGCAGTTAAGAGATAAAATGTGGGTTTCTTTTGTACCTAAACCTGAACAAATATTACATTATGGAGAACCTATAACTGTTATACAAAGGTTAAAAAAAATATGAATATATTTCATCTTGATAAAAATCCAGTTTTATGTGCTAAATGGTTATGTGATAAACATTGTGTAAAAATGGTTTTAGAAACTGCTCAAATGTTATGCACTGGTTATCAAAAAAACTTTGGTATCAAAAATGATTTATATAAAACTGCTTTTCCTAAACATCCTATGACAATATGGGTAGGAAATAGTCGTGGTAATTTTCAATTCACTTTTGATTTATTCAAAAATTTATTAGATGAATATACTTATCGTTATAATAAAATACATAAATGCCAAAAAATTTATGATTTGTTAAATAGTAAATATAATAATTGGCAATCAGATATGTTTGGTATTATGTCAAATCCACCTTTATGTATGCCTGATGAATATAAAATTGGCGATTATGTTGAAAGTTATAGAAGATATTATATTGGTGCTAAAAAAAAGTTGGCTAAATATAATCATAGTGAACCTCCTTATTGGTTAGGAGATTTAATCAAAGAGCAAAGGAAGTTAGTCAAGGTGGTATCCTATGCAAAATGAATTTGATTTTAAAACCCATTACGAAGACAATAGCATAAGTAAATCAAAAGATAAAGATAAATATCCTTATAAGGCAGGGCATAGAGGTATAAGAACTTCTATTGTTTCTGCTGAAGATATTGATAAACGCATAAGTAGATTACATAAACAAGTTATAATTGAATTAGCTAAAGTATTCCCTAAAGGTTTAACAACTTCTGAATTAGCAGATAAAACTGAAAGAAATTTACTTACAATTAGACCGAGAACTACTGAATTAAAATTACAAGGATTGATTATTGATACTGAAAAAGATAGAAAAAATGAAAATGGAAAACCTGAAATTATTTATAAATTAAGAGGATTAGAAATTTTAAGGGAGTATAATATTGATATTAAGGGAAAAGATAAGAAGTAGAAAGCATTTAATGTATATTGCTGAAAAACCTTGTATAATCTGTGGATATACAGAAGTACAAGCATGTCATATAAGATTTACTGGTGCTGGTATGGGTCAGAAACCTTGTGATATATTTACAACACCTATGTGTCTTTCACATCACAGAGAACAACATTCTATGAATGAAAAAGTTTTTTGGCATTTATATAAAATAAATCCAGTTGCTAGAGCAATGGGTTTAGCACTTGAAAGTCCTGATAAAAAGGTTAGACAAAGAGTCTATGAGCATTTTCAAGACGAAAGTTTTAAAAAGTTTTTTGAGTTATAAATTATGGTTAATTATTCTTATTTTAGTCATAATTCAAACAACATTAGGGCAAGATATGGACAAAACAATTAAAGCTAGAAAACCTGACCTAGTTTATAATGATTCTAAAGAGTTTATTATTGCTCTTGAAAGTTGTATAAAATGGGTAGAAAAAGATAAAAATAAGTTTCAAATTGTTCCACGTGAAATAATTATAGCACAAGCAATTATAGAAAGCGATTATGGTACAAGTAGATTTTCAGAGGTTGCAAATAATCTATTTGGTATAAGGACTTATGATTTATCTACTCCACATGTAAAACCTTTAAACCAGCCAGATTCAAAGTTTGGTTTAAAAAAATATAAAGATAAATGCGATTCGGTTGTTGATTATTATAAAGTAATAAACAATGGAAATGCTTTTGAAAGGTTTAGAGAAGTAAGATATAAAATGATTCTATCAAATGAAATAAATGTTTTTGAATTAGTAGAAACTTTAGAAAGATATGCTTCAAATCCTAATTATGTAAATTTAGTTAAAAAAACCATAAAAATGCTTAAAAATGAAAGAGTATCAGATACAAATTAAGCTAGTAAAGTATTTAAAAAGTAAAAAATTATCAAAATTTAGATTTTTCCATGTAGCAAATCAAGGTATAAGGTCAACTAAATATAAGTTTTTATTAAGTTCTATGGGTTTAAAAGGTGGTTGCCCTGACTTAATACTAGAATTTAAAGGTGGACACATGGTTTATGTTGAAATTAAGGCACCAAAGGGTGTATTGAGTAAAAGCCAAAAATTATGGTATAATATATCATCTGCCTTAAAAACACCACATTACATACTGAAAGGGGAATTTAATGATTTAAAAAATCAAATAGATAGTATATTAACAAAACATTACAAAGTATAACAAAAAAAATAACAAAACCTGGAGTTGATATGGATAAAGAAATAAATAAGTTTCACGCATTACAATTATTTACAGATACTTTTAGTGCCGAAACAGTACATCTTACAAACGAAGCGATAGGAATATATATCAGATTAATATGTTTTAATTGGACTAAAAATACAAAACCTTTTACGACTGAATCAGCTTATAGAATATGTCAATGTAGATTAGATGAATGTAGAGATATGGTTGATTTAGTTTTAAATGAGTTTTTTATATTAGGTAAAGATAAAAATACTTGGACTCATAAAAGATTAACAGCTGAACATGAGTATTTAACAGCTAAATATAAGGCGAGATCAGAAGCAGGAAGAAAGGGTGGTCTAGCAAAAAGCGATAATGCTAGTAGCAAAATGTTAGCACCTATACCTATTCCTAATCCTATACCTAATAAACAATTAATGGTTGCATTTGAAGAGTTTTGGAGTTTATTACATTATAAAAAAGGATCAAAAAAACTAGCTTCTCAAAGATATTTAAAAGAGTGTAAAGAAAGCGATCCGAAAGTAATAGCTGAAATATTTAATAGATATGCCTCTAAAATACAAGATAAACAATACTGCGCCCAAGTATCAACATGGCTTAATCAAAGAAGATTTGAAGATGAAGAAAATAATAAGCCGATAGAAATAAAAGAGCCTGAAGTTTTTTATAAGGGTATAAAATTAAGAAAAATTGGCGAAATAGGTCAAAATATTGAATATTCAGATAATAATGGTGGTAGATATGAAAAACATAAATGGAAAAATGGAGCTGAGGTTGTAAAAATAAATTAATTTATTAATTTTTTATTATCATTGTAATAAACTTTAGGCATCCATGTTTTAGTACAATAGTCTTTAAAATATGGTTTATCTACAAAATAATCAAAATCAGGCACATTAACTATTTTATTTGTTTTTATTTGTTTAAATTGTTTAAAAAATCTAGCCATCATTTTAGGTCCAGTCGTTTGTAAAATAAATCTTGATTTCCAGGTTTCATAAATTTTATTTTTTATTTTTTCATTATATTGTTTTATAGAGTATTTTATTAAACTCAAAAAAATTGGGTTTTTTTTCTCACTTCCTATACAGTTATTTTGACAATGTTCTCTAGGAGATTCACATAATAATATAGATTGATTTAAAATAGGATTACAATTATTAATTGGCTCTAAATCTAAATCACTATATATACCACCATATTCATATAAAATAAGATATTTAGCTAAATCAACTCTTTGAATACTATATTGAAAATTTTTATAATCTTGGTAAAAATCATATTTTTTTATTATTTCTTCAACATCTTTTTCAGTCCATAATATAATTTCAAAATCTTGATTTACTTCTTTACTTTTTTCAAAATTCCTTAAAAATATAGGAAAATCTTCAATTTTTTTATCTTTTCCTAAATTAAAAAAGATGTAGTGAATAATTTTAGGAATCATTTTTTTTTTCTAAAATCTCTTAATCTTACTTCAGCATATTTTCCCTCTTTTGTCTTTTTTCTTCTACAAAAAGATGGATAAGTTCTTAATAAATATTCAACTCCTAGTCTTTCATTTTCTAAAGTTCTATAAACTTGTATTCCACCATCTTCAGAATAATATTTAGTTTTTGGCGCAACATAATTAAATCTTGTGACTTTACCATCAGCTATATAATATTGAATGCTCTTTTCATAATCTTCTTTACCATATAATTGACCATCAACACCTTTTTCAGTTGATAATAGGTTTTTGGGTAAATGAGTATTCCTCCAACCATAAAAACAAGCTACAATGTATTTTAAACTAAAACTGACAGCATTTTTCATAAAAAAAGGATTTAAAACAGCACTAACACCCCAAATATCTGATTTATTAGCTTGTGAAACATTAAATGCATTTATAACAAAATCATTAAATTGAGTAAGTTCAACTGTTTTTTTATCATTTATTTTAGTTTGTAAGGACTGAATATCATCATCAATCCCAACAACAAAAGTATTTTCAGGATAATATTTAGCAATAAAATTTCTTTGTAGTCTAATATGTTTTTGATTAGTGGGTATATAATTTTTTATAGGTAAATCTCCTAAAACTTTTTTATATTCATCTATTTCACTTGGATCACTAAAAAAAATATCAATTTTACTTAAATCAACATCAGTTCTTAAAAAATATCCTATTGTTTTTTCTCTTATAGTTTTTGCTCTTGCTATTGTTGGAATAGCTATTCTATAATCCATTAATAATCTCCTCTTTTATTTTTTTTGCTTTTTCTAATTCTTCTGGTAAAGCAACTTTTTTAGTATTAGTTTTAGCTCTTTTTAATTCATATTCAGCATTACCACAATAAATCATTTTTTCTCTATAATAAGAAACTGTGCTTATTCTTTCATAATAACCTTTACGAATTATTTCAGTATTTCCATGAAGTTCGTGAACATCAAAGATAGCTAAATCTCCATCTTGTAAATCTAAACCAACACCATATTTAGGAATAACAGTAATACCACCCTCATATTTTCCAGTAGATATAACACCTAGATTTCCAAATCCCTCTTTTAAATCTCCATTATCATAATGACCAGCAGTTCTAAAATTTTTATTTACAGTTATAGTTGTAAAAGCAGTATCTTTTATAACAAAATCTTGATTAGTTTTTTCTGCCATTTTTTTTTGAATATTATATCTTTTAGGTGCATATTCTTTAAAAAAATTATCTACACATTTTATATAGGGCAAACATTTTTTATATCCTTGTAAGTTTCTTTGATTATACATAGTGCTTCTACAATATGGTATTCTAGGATAACGATCACTAAAACCCATTAAACCACTATTTACAGTCAAAGCATAAGAAGTATTTGATAATTTATTATCTTTTAAATTTATAGGAGTATATCTAGTGCCATCTATTTTTCCTATTGTACGACTTCCTATTTTATCTCCAACTTTATATTTATTTGATAAAAGCCCAGAAGCTAAACCTCTATTGTTTGATTGAGTCGCAGCTTTTCTAAAAGAAGTTCTACAATTATCTAAAATATCTTTAGGTACAGCATTTTTTTTATATACTGCTAAAATATCTCCATTCTCGTTGAAAATTTTAGTATCTTCTTTAATGTGATATTTAATTAAATCAGGAGTAAAAAAAGTTCCTTCTAATTTTTTAATTTCTTCGTCAGTTAATATGGGTTTAAGTTTTATTTGCTTCATTTAACACAGCTTTTAAAACAGCATCAGAAATATTATCTATATTATTTTCTTTACTAATTTTATTTACAGCCTCCCTAAATTTTGATTCGTTATCTGCATTAAAAAATAATTGTATCATTTTTACATCAGATAGGGTTTCTTGTGTTAAATCTAAATCTTCTTCTATATTTTCATTTAAACCAATATCAGCATCTTCACTGCTTTTTAAAAATAAAGTATCTAGTTCATCAGTAGTAAAACCCAAACTATCCAAATTATAATCTTTAGATAGTAAATCATTAAATTCTATGTTTAATAATTTAGTATCCCAAGAAGCATCTTGATTTAATCTGTTATCAGCTATTCTATATGCTTTCGCTTGTGTATCTGATAAATCAGCTATTTGAACAGGAACTTTATTTATACCGAGTTTTTTTGCAGCTTCATATCTAGTATGACCAACAACTATTGTATTTGTTTTATCTATAACGATAGGTTGTTGAAAACCGAACTCTTTTATGCTAGAAGCAACTTTATCAACATTTAAGTTTTTTCTAGGGTTGTTTATATATGGTATTATTTTATCTATTTCTATTTCTTGTATTTCCATATCAGGTTATTAACATATAATGAAAAAAAATCAATCTGACAAACCATTAATTATACCACAAAAAAGGCACGAATTAACACCACAAGGCAAAAAATATACAAGTGTTGTAATGGTAAATGTAAGGGAATGTGGATTAGATTATATGTTTCACAGGCATTTAATTAATGATTATCAACATAAAGCAGGTATTACTTTTAGGAAAATATTTGAGGGAAGTGCTATCGGTGGTATGAAAGGCAGGGATTATAGTATGTTTATTGATTCTGCTTCAAAAGATAAGGTTTCTTATACAGCATTAGGTTATATTTCACAGCTACGAGATATTCATGTAGTGTTAGGAAATAAAGGATTTTCAATAGCTTGTTATATTTGTGGCGAAGATTACTCATTAAAACAATGTAGATTGCTTTTAAATATAGCAGAAAGATATATGGGAAGTAGATTAAGAGAAGTTCTTGATGACCTTGCTATACACTTTGGTTATTATAAAAAAAAATTTTATTGATTTATGCGTACGAGTATGATAAGGGATACCGAATAATTGATAAAGGTGGGCAAAAAAAATCCCCACCACCTATAAAGATGATGGGGATAATTTTAATTAAGCAGATTTTTTAAGTTTTTTAGGTTGTTTATTTTCTAAAAACCATACTGCTTTAGAAGCATAAGAGGCAACTTTCCAAAATAAATTAGAGTCATTTTCTAATCTAGATATCCAAATATTTAGATATTGAGCAGATTCTAATTTAGGTTTTGAAGTGATACCTAACTTACAACTTTGGATAGCTGAACCCATTTCAGCAACAAGTTCTTCCATAGCATAAGATGCTTTAGGATCAGGTTTGCCATCTTCAGTTTTAGTTTCTTCTACAAAACTTCTATTACATCTATCTTTATGCATAGTCCAATGAGTTAGTTCATGCAACAAAACAGAATAATAGTTTTGAGTAGCAGAAGATTCTTGAGTAGATAAAAACTTACTTTTATCAACCATACTGATATGATCTTGACTTACATTGTAAAAACAAGATTCAGATAAAAAAGGATTCCAACTATCAGATGAAACCTTTACTTTAGCACCAGTATTTTTGACATAGTTTTCAACTGTATCAAGAGTATCAGCACCAGTATTTATCGGAATATCTTTATCTCCGATATTAGTTTGGTCAAGATTAAATACAGGATAAAATTTCATAGACCATTTATCTCGTTCTACGATTTTACCTGCATCTTTACCACGAACAAGAGTATGTTTTTCAGTAGTAGTAAAAGTTCCTACAACCCATGTAGCTTTTTCTCCTTTGTTAATCATACCCTTTTTACCATCAGCAGTTTTACAACCATTGATGTGTTTAGCAGTTGCCCAAGTATTAGAAACATAATTCATTTGTTCAGCTTTTGCCCATAAATGAAATAGATTAATACTTGCATAAGGTTTGCCAGTTATTTTTTTTGGCATACCTCTTTTGACCCAAGCAGTCATAAAGCTAGTTCCAGCAGTTTTCATTTGCTTAAGAACTAACTCTAAGATTTCTTTAGATTTAAGATCAGAAAATGTAGTCATTATTGTACTCCTTCTAATTTTAAAACTTGGTTAATAACACCATCAACAGTAATACTTGCAAAATTATAAGACATTTTATTTTTAGTCCATATAACATGATAACCATTAGTAGATTGCACTTTATTATATTCCTCAACAGATAAGTTAGGAAACATAATTTTAAGTGGCTTAACTTGACACTGCTTCATATTATTTAAAACTCTAATACGAAGTTTTTTTACATTGTTTGACATTTTATCTCCTTTTTTTTTGTTAAACATACTAAAGATTATACTGTAAAACAGGGTTTAGTAAAGTAAATTAATAGTTTTTATTAATTTTTATTAGTTAAATAAGTCAGTAAAATAGCGACTTTTTAAGCTATATTAATAATAATTAATAAATTTCGTCTAAAATGACTATAATAAGTGCTATTTTCTATTAAAATGTATTATTATTGTTGGTTTTTTAATTTTTTTCGCTTATAAAAAAAGAAGTATGACAAACGAAAACAATGATGTAGGAAGACCACCATATATTAAAAAAGATGAAGATAGTAAAACTGTTGAAGCATTAGCGATAGCTGGAGTAAAACAATCTTTAATTGCTGATATAGTTAAAATAAGTGAACCTACATTAAGAAAAAATTTTAGAAAAGAATTAGATACGAGTAAAGCCAGAGCAAACGCAATTATATCACAAGCATTGTTTAAAAAGGCAAAAGATGGTAATGTAGTTGCACAAATATTTTGGTTAAAAACACAGGCAGGTTGGAAAGAAAAAAATGCACTCGAACTTACAGGAAAAGATGGAGATAAACTCTTTACCGAAGAACGACAGCTTATTGAAATCAGAAAAATATTTGAAGAGATTGACTTCTCAAAACCAAAAAATATTACTGAAGCACCTATCTTGGTGCAAGACAGCAAGGCAGAAACAAATAACTCCTAAAGGAGATTGGAATGTTTGGTTAATATTAGCTGGTAGAGGCTGGGGTAAAACTAGGACTGGCGCACAAGATATTGCTTTTTATGGATTAACTAAACCTAATTCAAGAATAGCAATAGTCACTCCAACATTTGGAGATGCTAGAGATACTTGTATAGAGGGTGTATCTGGTTTATTAGGTTGCCTTGATCCTGATAGTATTGAAAATTGGAATAGAAGTATCGGTGAATTAATTTTAAAAAATGGAACTATTTATAGAAGTTTTTCTGCTGAACAACCAGATAGATTAAGAGGTCCACAATTTCATAGAGCATGGTGTGATGAATTAGGAAGTTGGAAAAATCCTGATACTTGGGATCAATTAATGTTTGGTTTAAGATTAGGAGAAAGACCACAAGTTATAATTACAACTACACCTAAACCGACATCACTTATAAAAGAATTAGTTAATAATAAAGATTCTCTCGTCACGAGAGGTAGCACTTTTGAAAATCAAGATAACCTTGCAGAATCAGCAGTCAAAAAGCTAAAAGAAAAATACGAAGGAACTAGACTGGGAAGACAAGAGTTATTTGCTGAAATTTTAGAAGATGTAGAGGGTGCTTTATGGAATCGTAATATGATTAGTAAAGCACTTTTAAAAAGCACAGAAGAATTACCAACATTAGTTAGAACTGTTGTAGCAATAGACCCAGCAGTCACACAAAATAAACTATCAAATGAAACAGGGATAGTTGTTTGTGCTAAAGGGATTGATGAAAAGTTTTATGTTATTGATGATGTATCAGGTAAATATACACCTGATTCTTGGGCAAAAATAGCAGTTGAAACATATTATAAATACGAAGCTGATAAAATTATAGCCGAAGTAAATAATGGTGGCGATTTAGTTGAAAGAGTGATAAGGACTATTGATAACAATGTTAGTTATGGTAGTGTAAGAGCAACCAAAGGAAAATATTTAAGAGCAGAACCAATATCTGCTTTATACGAACAACAAAGAGTAAAACATATAAAACCATTCCA